AACAACTGACACTTCCGCAGTTTTAATTGATGGTTCAGTACCTCTATGGTATCTGTCAGTTACTTTACCTTCATCACAATTAATTTGGGTTAATCTTTTCGCCAAAGATTTCAACTCAGACAATCTGAAAATCTTATTGTAAACACCCATATTTGCTCTATGGATTTTTGTTTTGATGTCGATTAGACCTTCTTCCAAAGTCATTATGTTTTCTAATGCCGTAACCGTTGAGTATGGTCTAACATTACCCTCATCTATTGAGTTGTATGAGTACACTTTTTTGAACTCATCGTCGATTGCTTTAATCAATCGGTTCTTCTCCTTTAACGCCTGTTTGATTGTCATATTATTATCTTTTTTCTTATATAACAATCATATAGATTTTATTTCAATGTGTCAATAGATATACTTGTAAATTTTTAATTCTTTCTTCAAATATATCAAGATATAATTCACGAATCTCGTTTATTATTGATTCATCTTTAATTCTGAATAAAGTTTCTAAGTAAGTGATTAAGTGATAATTAGGTGGCATTCCAAAATTCCAAGAATTTTTTTCCAACTCAAGTTTTAAATAGTAATCCTTACAAACACCACCTTTTAAAAATGGAAATTCAATTCTGAATTGGATGAAGTTAATCCCTTCATAATTTACGGCTAATTTTGTCTTATCAACAAGCAATTCGGCTAACTTATATTTTCCTTTCGCATCCATAAAACAAATATAATAAAAAACCCCAACTAATTAAAATTGGGGTAAAAATTAAAATACTATGAAAAGTAAATTATTCCAAGAATTTCAACTTATAAATAGTTGAGTAAATTAATTCTTGAACTGTGTCTATTTGATTTTGAATGAAACTTTCTTTAACTGATTTTCTTGAACTCTCAATTGTTTTATCCAATTTCTGTAAGTATTCAATTGCACTATTAACACTAGTGTAATTATCGTAACCATCACATTTATAATCCTCAACAATTCCGTGTTTACCTTGATATGATTCAACTAAACCGTCAAATAAATCAACAACACCATCATAATAATCATTTAAGGCTTTATGAACCGCAAACGATTTTGTTTGTAAATGATATATATGTATTTGAGTTCTTGAATGTAAAATCCCTGAAACTATATCAACAAATGACCCGCTTACTTTACCTTCAGATTTTTCAACGTTAGTATCATCCTTTTCCTCTTCCTGTTCGAATAGTCTTTTATTCAATATTGATTTTTTACTAAAAACTTTTTCCATTTTATAAACTTTTATTTATAAATATACCCAATACCCTTATTTACCGTATTTGGCGTTTAATATTTTACCATCAGGTCCTAATTCTGTTACATTAATAAGATAAGTTTCATTCATATCCACCTTGTCACCCAAACTTAAAACATAACCTTCCGCCAAACATATCTTTCGAGCCTCATCTATTGATTTACCAACAATTAAAGTTGGAATATCAAATTTAAATCGTTTCACCTTCATTTAAATTTCTATAATAACTTCTTACTAGTTTACCTAAGTCCATATCGTTTGGGGTTTCATTCACCATCTGTTTGAACTTCTTACGTTCTTCAATAACGTAACTTAGTATTTTCTTTAACTCAAGGTCTTTCTCTTCATCAATAAGATACTTCCCTTCAAAATACACATCTAATTTTTTAATTTCATTTTCGTATAACATACCTCTATATTTTATTTGTTTAATTTAAAATTTATAGTTTTATAATCTTTAACCGACATTATAATGTCTTCATCTTCTAATTCTTTAAAATATGACGCAAAATTCAACACATCGTACAACCCTTCAATCTCTTTCCAATAAATCGACCCTTCCGATTCGGGTGAATAAACATTGTCAACTAAATACTGAACTACCGTATTTGGTTGCGTTGTCATAAACCCGTGAGCAAAACCCCTCGGTACTAGTAATTCAGAACCCGACACCATATTATAATGATACAATTTCATATACTCAGGTGAATCCTCACGAATATCAACTATGAAATCAACAATAGACCCTGTAATCACCTTAATTAGTTTGGACTGAGCCTTATCCCCAACTTGGAAGTGTAAACCTCTTAGAGTAAACATTTGGGGGTTAATACTAATGTTACTTTGTAACCATTCCTTATCGTAGGAATTTAAAGATAGTGGAGTGAATGTTCCTCGGTGGTCCACAAACACCTGATTGAAATTAACTTGGGGATATTCCATAAAAAAACCTTTATCTAATTATAGGATAAAGGTTTTATAATATCAAACATTTGTTAATTAAAAATCGTCACCGAAATCAACGTCCTCATCATCATCTTCGTAATCATCATCTTCGTAATCTTCATCATCCTCACCTTCACCTTTTGTCTCATTCATTAAGAAATCAAATACTTGGTCCATATTGTTTTTTGCTTCAGCAATATGGTCCTGAGCCCAATCGTGACCGTTTTCTAATATCTCATTAATTGTTGATTCATCCATTTCCAATAACATTTCACATTGTCTTTTAATTTGTTCCAAATTACTAAAGAACATATATCGAGAGTTATTGTGATTACCACCTTCATTAATGTTATTTTTCAATCTATTAACTAAAGTTTCTAATTGTTTTTCATTTATAATAATTGTTCCCATAATACCTTTTATTTATAAATATATCTAAATAAAAAAAGGGAGACCGAAATCTCCCTTTGGGGCCATAGAGGCACATCCACCACTTTGTTATACGATACAAAGAAACGTTATTTCCTAATAACCAGGTGTTGATTCTTTAACAGTTTCTTCAACAACTTGTTCAATTTTTTGTTTACCTTCAGTTGAACCGTTAAAATATTTTTTCAATGAAAAATAAGTGTAAACAATACAAAAACAAATTAATCCAATCACTAATTTTATTGCTGTCTTCCAAAATTTGAAAATCATATACCCACCAAAACCTATCACTGCTAATGTACCTAATGTCTCTGAACTCATATCCGTTTGTTTTTATTTATATATACAAATATAAACAAAATTTCAATTACTCAGCATCCTCATACTGAAAATAATTTCTTGGAGGTTCAAAATCCATTGGAAGGTTTTTTATATCTTCCTTCAGTTCATCAACCATTTCCTGAGTGTAGTATGTTCTAAAATGAGAACGTCGTTGATTATAAGGTTTCTCTTGGTCCTCAGCATCATCACGTAATTCTTCTTCCATCCTTTGAAGGAGTATAGTTAATCCCTTGTGTTTATTCCACTTCTCATAGTCCTCAAGTGATTTTATAACTTTAGTATCACCATAGTTATAAAAACCTTCACCTAAGTCAGTATTTGTCGTGTAGATGTCAACAATACCGTTTTCACCATCATATTCATAACATAAGTCTCTCAATCTACTTATATTAGTAATACCCTTTTCTTCCCAATTACGACCATAAGACCTAACCTTACAGATGTAGATGTGTCCATCTTTATATTCCCAAATTAAACCATTGATTTTATCTCTAAGTTCAACTAAATCGTTTAATAATAAATTTGACACATCTAATTTCATATCTATAAGTTTTGGTTGTTGGTTATTAATGGTAACGACACCATTGTCGTTACCATATTGTATTATGTTTATTATTTTATATTCAAGAATGTTCCTGTTCCACCCGCAACTGTTGAAGGTAATTGACCATCCCATTTCTCAATTTTCTTATATTCAACATACAAAGGTGTTAACTTTTGTTGTGTTAAATCCATCGCTCTCGCCTTAGCGGATGCGTTGATAACAGTCTCTGCGGAGTCAGCCTTTGCAACCGCAACTTTACGTTGACCATCAGCCTGAGCAGCAATTGCTTGTTGTTTAGATGCTTCCGCTTGTTGGATGGCTCTTGTTTTTGCGATAATTGATTCTTGTAATGCCTCAGGAGGTGTAATGTTAGTTCTCAACTGAGATACGTCAAACCATTTAATCAATCGTTTATTACATTCGACTACGATATTAGACTCGAAATTTTCACGGTGGTTAAAGATACTATCGACAGACCAAGTATTCGCCACGTCATTCACCGCTCCAACGATTGCATTTTTCAACCATCCTTGCTCCACTTCTTTAATCGGTAATCTCAAGTTTTGGAACATATCCCCAACTGTACTAGATTTCAATTTGTAGTTAAACGTAGGGTTAATAGTTGTGGTAAATCCACCCTTAGTAATCACCATTTGGTCACCATACTCAATGTGTTGTTGGAACACAGGGAACTCATACATTGTTTCAGTCCAAGAGTTATAAACTACCCAACCTGTTTTGTACTCATACTTCGATACACCACGAGCATCACCTGTTAAATTAACTTTGATACCAACGTTACCTGTATCCACTCGTTCTGTTGAGAATGGTTGAATTAATGAGATAACAATCCCCAATACACCAACGATAATCCCGTTTCTTAAACTCACAGTGTCATCATTCGCAACACCTCTAAAAATCATTACACCTGCAACAACCAATGACAATACTAATAAAATAATTGTAATCATACTTCTTCTTCTTTTTCTTTAAAATTAAATAAATTTATAACATATTTGGATATTATTTTTAATTGAGACACAGTGTAAAATAACCCAAAAAACACTGATATCATTTGTAAGAACATCGGAAATTCTCTACTAATAACATATTCAAATATTATTGTAAGGACACTGATGTAGACAATCGTAGAGGCCAATACCAACCAACCATTACTACTTAAATTTAACCAACTTTTCATTTCATAACTAATAGATTTTTAATTGTTAATAAACTTATATATAATATTTCAAACTATCAATCAGATTTTATTCATCCAAAGAAAATAATTTGTTTGGTTACTCGAACCAGGTGTAATATCAATAAATTTCAACCCTTCGATTTTACCACTCTTTAAATTGTATTCATAGATTGTCCCACTTAAATTACCCCAAGACGTTCCGTTAATACTCATATTAAAACCACCACCTGTGTAATACAACGAATATTTTGAACTATACCCGTTGTATTTATAACTTGTGTTTGATATAAATTGTAACGTATCACTAACTGTTTGAGGATTACCTATACCTCCAATTCTGATTCCCGTTAATACCCAAGTTGACCCTTTCAATGTTGGTATTGAATCAGTAACTGTATCAGTCACATATGGGTAAACGATAATAGGTTTAGACTCTTTTGGTTGGGGGTCTTCTTTATAACAAGAACTTACCCCCAACACCACCAACAATATGTAAATTAGTTTCATCATTTTGTTACCAATGCTTCGATTTTACTTTTAACGTGGTCAGATGAGGTATACTCGGTCTTACCTGTTTTGATTATCGAATCAACCAAATGTTTAAATGGGACGTGAACTAAAAAATCAGTCCCGTTGAAGAATGTCAAATCCTCTTTCTCAACTAAACACCCGTGAATCGCTTTAAGGAATAATTTGAATTGTGTTCCATCAATGAATGTCTCATCTAATACTACTCCAAACTTTTCGTGTTCTATTTTAATGTTATGAAAACTATTAATCACCATATCTCAAATTTTAAATGTTCAACAAATATACTAAATTTCTGAATTCTTGTGCTTACTCTTTCTGTAATATTTTTTCTTATTACGATAGATGTTAGGTCTTGTAGCCATTCTTAATTCTTGTGGTGTTATCTCTATTGTTTTCATATCCTTTAATTATTTCAACAAATATAACACTATTTTACTATTTCACAAAATTTAAATGAACCTCCATTATCAATATATAATTCAAACACAAATTCAACCTCATCACCCTCCTTTAAATTGTGTTCAGTGAAGGGGTTAAGAATATCATACTTGTAAAAGACTTTTTCAATTGACTCCCCTTTTAATTCTGCAAATATTTTCTTTGGTGAATGTTCCACCATTAGTTCACCACCTTGGTGGACTATTTTACCTTTTAATACCTTTGTCATAGACCTCGTTTTAATTCTCTATTTATATCTCGTTCTTTAATCGAATCTCTCTTATCCCACAACTTCTTACCTTTGGCTAATACAATCTCCATCTTAATCAACCCGGTCTCATTACGATACAATCTATACGGAACAATCGTTAACCCATTAATTAATTCGTTCTCAAGTTTACGCAATTCTTTCTTCTTCATTAACAATTTACGTTCCCTCATAGGTTCGTGAGCGTATGACACATTAGAACTAGCAATGTTTAACCCTTTAACATATAACTCACCATTCTTAAAGTAACAATACGTATCAGTCATTGAAACTTTTGAGTCACTGATTGACTTAACCTCAGAACCCTGTAGTTTAACCCCAACGACAAATGTCTCAACGAAAAAGTATTCAAACTTAACTTTCTTGTTAACTATATTCACTCTCGATTTCATAGTAACAAATATAGTTAATTTTATTTAACCTCACAATATTTATAGATATGAATATTCGAATTAATAATAACAAGTTTGTAGTAAAAACTATGATTACCCCCAAGGATAAATCAAACGGTATGATGGGAAAAAAGTTTACATCACCAAATCAAGGTATGTTATTTTTAATGGATGATGCCGACCATTGTTTTTGGATGAAAAATTGTGTGATACCTTTGGATATAATCTTTATTAAAGATGGTATGATATCAAACATCCACCACAATTGTCCCCCTTGTAAATCAAAAGATTGTGGAAACTATTGTGGTGAAGGTGATATGATTTTAGAAGTTAAAGGTGGTACATGCAAACGTTTAGGTATTAAACTTGACGACCGAATAGAATTTTAACCTTCTTGTATTTTTTGTTGTAATACTCTTACAAATTCGTTTTGAATCATTTTTGTAAACTTAACCGATGGTGAATCATCTTCACTTTTTTGGTAACTTCCACCTCCTGATAATTTCTGAGGGTTCTTACCTAAATAACTAAGACCTGATATATTCGTAATACATTTGTGTCCACCACTATTAGCTTGAATTATATCCCAAGCACTAACAGTTACTTTCTCCATAATAGATTTTTGTTTATCACTTAAACTATTATAATGTCTTTGCATTATATTACTAATAATGTTTAATAATTCAGGTCCGTTGTTAATCTTACTAAATTTTTCACCATACAATGCTTCAAAATCTTTAAACGTAAAACCAACTGACTCAGTATTTAATTTGTTCTCAGATACCCATTTGATTGTAGATAATGGAATTTCTTTTTGTTTTAATTGTGTTTCCCATTTAGATAACACCTCATCTTTAACCTCACCTAAGTTAACACCTTTCAATGCTCTCTCTTTTTTGAATGGATTACAAGACGCTTGAACTAACCCCAACGGCCAAGCAATAACTATAAAGTCAGCTTCAGGATTGTTTTTAAATGGTGTATACCTATCATAAGAACCAGGTTTCATCATATTACCACCACCGTATTGAACAATGATATTATCCATAACTTTAACGTTAGGATGATTCTTCATTGATTGAACGTAGTTGTCTCTATTTTGTTGTAGAACATCAACTGACGCAAACCCCTTCTCTTTCATAATTCTCTTAATGTTAGTTAAGATATTAAGTAAAGATGGTGTTGATTCCATAACCAATTCTTCTAAGAAATCAGGTTTGTTTTTAAACGCCAATAATAATTTATTAATCGTCAAACCAAGAGCCATTTTGTTTTTTGGAACTGATTTTTCTTTATCTAAGTTGAAGATGTAATTATTAACCTCATCAACTGTGATATCGTTTGGTGCAAAATTCGCCGAGTCAACCGTCGAGATTAATAACAAATCATCACTTGGGAATAATTCTTTTGGTGATATTGATTGTGATATAGTTTCAACATTTGAACGTGATGATTTAAAGTTTGTTGCAGTCCCTGATTCAACACCCGCTTGTGTGTCGTGGTGGTCTGTGTGAATAACAAACATTGGTTTACCGTGAGCAAAGTCAACCAATACAGGCATAACATCACCACTACCTTCAGGTTTTTTAATCGACCATTCTTTATCACCGTATTGTATTACCTCACAATCAACGGTTTCAATCCCATATTGTTTTAAATATTCTTTCATCGCAATCGCAGTTGTTACACCATCCAAATCTTGATGAAAATAAATTTTAGCTTTTCGATATCTCTCAGCGATTTTATTAATATCACGAATCCCTGACTCCATTATCATTCGTTTAATGACATCGGTCATTTGATTCTCATTTAATCTTACTATTTTTTTCATTATTTAAACAAAGGATTTAAAAAAACTTCTAACGGGTTTATACCCATAATATCTTGAGTATTTAACCCACCATCTGTTTGTTGGGTTTGTGTATCACCACCTGAACCAAAATCTTGATTCCATGTTTGTTGAGCCTTTTCAGTTTGATTATACTTATTAACTTGTTGTTCTATATTCGGATACTTAATCATTAATTCATCAGGTGTTGTTTTAAAATCACCAATACCTAAGAAATCAAGAAACCCTAAATACCATTTAGTTCTTCTCATTAATGACCTAGTAGCCGGATTACCACCAAATATTCGTGGTGCTCCCGCAGTGAATTTTTTCCAGAGTGATACGTCCTTAGATGAAATGTACTTGAGGTATTTATTTTTAAACCCACCAAAATCTCTAAACCCTCTAAAAGTATTTTTTAACGTTTCCTTTTCCGCAAGACCGATACCTTTGGTTACCTCAGCACCAAGTTTCATTTCTTTACTAGCGGTTACAAACACTGAAACATATTCCTCAATTAACTTAAACATTCGTCTTAGTATTGGAACTTTGTTTCCCGCATTTTTTAAAATTTCTAATAATTTAACACCCCAAGTAGGTGAAGTACTAACAAATTTACCAATAGCTCCACCTGATTTAGTTGCAGTTTCAGCAACTTTAGCAGCATCACCCGCAAGAGCTGCGGCTTTAAACATTTTAGCAGTATCACCACCTAATTTTAATGCACCAATAACAGGTTTACCAATCACGTCACCGATTAATGGTACTACAGAAATCCAAGACAGTAACGCAAATAACTTATCATCTTGTCTCCAATAACTAATACCGTTGATAACATCAATCACACCTGTAGGGTCAAAAATACCGGCAATATCACCTAAAGTATTATACCATTTAGATTCTTGTATTAATTTAGATTTATCAGGATATATGACTTTTAGAAATTCTAATACGAATATTTTTTCCCCTTTACTTAATTTAGACCATTTCTCATTTAAAATGTTTTTTTGTTCTTCTAAGTAAATTTTATTAACAACGTCTTTAAATTCGTGTTTATTAATAATATAATGGCTCATAACATTTTTTATTATAAATATTATGAAAACAAAAAAAGGGGGATTTTTATTCCCCCTTTTCGAATTCTAATTCTTGTTGTTTTTTTTGGTCCACAAATCCTTGGACTCGTTTCCAAGCTATCTCAGCATAATTTGGTGATAATTCAATACCCACCCATCGTCTATCCAATGTTTCAGCAGCAACCAAACTTGTTCCTGAACCCGCAAATGGGTCCAATATTACGTCATTCTTATATGACAATATTTTAATCGCCTTAGTTGGGATATCCATAGAGAAAGTCGCTTTTGTTAACGATTTAGTATCAGCAAAATATTTCCACTGACCAAACACCAATTCCATAAACTCTTTCTTATCCATTTCATCATAGACAACTTTTTTCTTAACTGTCCCATCTTCTTGTTCAATCTCAGTTGGCATTCCTTTCCATTGTGGTTCACCTTTAACTGTTTTAATATGTTTGTGTTTGTAGGCTAATATAACACATTCTTTTGGATTATATATGTAAGGACTTGAAGGTGACATCCAACTACCCCAAGCCGTAGTTTTACTACGATGAGGAGAATCTTCTTCAAGGTCAACAATACCAAAGAATTTAAATCCAATTCTTTTCATTACCTGATAAACCTCAGAACAAAAGAAAATTCTTCCACCTTTGTCCTGTCTATTAATTTCATAAGGAATGTTTATCGCAATCCTTCCATCATCTTTTAATATCTGATATGCTTGTGTTAACCATTTGGTTGTAAATTTCAAATATTCATCAATATACATATCATCATCGTGAACATCATAGGCAATCCCAACTCCGTATGGGGGTGACGTTACAATTAAGTCAATTGAGTTTATTGGCATTTCTGACATAACATCAACACAATCACCATTTATAATTTTTCCTATATAATTTTCCATAAATAATTTTAGACTTTTTAAATTGAAATGTCAACTACCAACAAGTAATAATTACAACACCATCACCACCTTTACCTCCGTCACCACCTTTACCATTATAAGATGCACCTCCACCTCCACCTCCTGAACCGTAAGCAGCGTGACCTCCGTCACCACCTTCTCTATCAGCATTTGGACCAGCACCACCACCACCCGCAGCTCCCGTAAAAAATAAAGGACTTGGTGAACTTGATTCAGTTGTTAATAAATTCATACCATAACCACCCGCACCATTACTAGCCGTTAATGAATTCGCAGTTCCACCAACAATAGTTGGTATTATCCCAACACCCGTAATTGAACCACCACCACCTGATGAGCCACCACTTGTTGTTCCACCTCCACCACCACCACCTGTTGTTGGACCTGTAATAGTTATCGAACCACCATTACCACCACCTGTTGAACCACCGATACCACCATTTTGACCAGCAAATGGTGATATCTGTCCTAATTGGGGAAATATAAATGTTGTGTTATAAGTCCAAGTTGTTCCCGCAGTTCCCGCAGCACCTTGAACTGAACTTTGTCCACCATTACCACCATCAGCACCCGCAGTACCGTTTTTCATCAATACCGCAGTAGTTCCCGTTGATGGTATAACTGACACATAAGAATGTTCTCCCGAACCACCATCAGTTCCGTTAACACCCTTAGCACCACCAACACCACTAGCACCTCCTTTACCCACCTGAACGAATAATGTATCAGGTAATAAAACCGCAGGAAATAATCCAATTGAGTGAGCTGCAGAACCTCCACCACCTCCTCCTGTTGCGGTATTCAGCGAACTACCACGAGCCCCTCCTCCACCTCCTCCACCACCAATACATAAAATATGGATGTAAGAAATGTTTGATGGTTTATTCCAAGTTTCCCAACCTGTTGACCCACTTGAGTTTACTGTAAAAATTTGTGTATACCTTTCCTTTCCAGGTAAATTGAATGTATCTATCATTTTATAATATTACCACCACGTTATTATGACTATTCCGTCACCACCTTTACCACCATTACCACCTTGGTTAGTTATTCCGGCTCCACCTCCTCCACCACCACAACCATAGGCTCCGCCAGCTCCTGAACCTCCGGGTCCACCATCTGATGAACCACCACCAGCACCACCGATAAATATCAATGGTTCTGTTGTGTATCCAAGTGTGTTAGGGGTAAATGTCATATATCCACCACTACCATTACCTCCGGGTGTTGTTGATGTCGCTGAACCACCCGCTGGTCCTCCTGTCATTGTAGGTATTGACCCACCACCAACAACTGAACCACCCTCTTGTGCAGTTGCACCGTTTTGACCCGCACCTGGACCACCACCACTTACAATACCACTAATTGTTAAGTTAGTTGGTAATGCCGTTGTTTGACCTAAAACACCCGCTTGACCCGCATAAGTATCAACCAACCCAAATTTATAAAAAATATTATTAGTGAATACCCAAGCCGTTGCAGCAGCACCAAGAGCACCACCATTTAAACCTGAACGACCACCACCCGCAGCCGCCAAACTACTTTGTAGTAGTATATTTTGTGCAGTTTCAGTAGTGTCAGGTGTAACCATAACATATGATATACCAGCAGTACCACCATCACTGTTAGTCGTACCACCAACACCAGCAGTTCCACCTGAACCAACTTGAATATATAATCTATCAGGAATAATTGAAGAGGGAAACATACCTTTAGTTAATCCACCTGAACCACCTGAACCACCACCTCTACGAGAGGTTCCTGTTCCACCACTTTGACCACCTCCGCCACCTCCGCCACCTCCGATTAATACGAAGTAAACGAATTTACAGTTTTGGGGTTTATTCCAAGTTTGGAAGGTATTCGGTCCTGTCGCATAGAACACTTGTCTATTGACACTACCATCTGATATGTGAAAAGTATCTATCATATTTTATGTAACTGTAATTATAACTAATCCGTGACCACCATCACCACCACGTCCCGCAGTTGTGTTTCCACCGGCACCACCACCTCCTCCACCACAACCATAGGCTCCATCACCACCACGTCCTCCAACACCTGTTGCGTTAGAGGCTGCACCACCACCGGCACCTCCTGTAAAGAACATAGGATATTTATAATTTTGGCTAGTAAAACTTTCTCTTGTCGAAAATCCGTTATTTCCCGAACCCGCAGTCGCACCTGCCGATGATGTATTTGTACCACCTGAGATAATTGGGAAATCTAAAATACCTACGATATCCCCCGCAACACCTAACGTTCCTGTCGAACCACATCCAGCACCACCCGCACCTGATGTGAATGGAATACCTGTTGGTGTTATATCAACCGCAGGAGTACTTGTTACACCACCCGCACCACCTGTTTGACCCGCATATCCTGAAATAAACGCAGCCTCAGCTAATAAAATATCCGCAACAGTAATTGCCGCACCCGCAGTTGTTGTTGTTGTAACACCCGCATTCGCCGAACCACTCCTCATTAATATATTATTAACAGTTGACGTATCAGGTACAGAACAGACATAACTAAGACTTCCTTGACCACCGGCACCACCACTTGACGCACCTCCTGTTCCACCACTTGCCACTAATATATATAAAGTATCGGGAATTGCAAATGCTGGAACGGTTATATATGAAAAGGCGGCAGAACCACCTCCCGCACCTCCATTACGATTGGCGGCAGAATTAATAATACCACCTTGACCACCGGCACCACCACCAACTAAAAAGAAATTCACTAAATTACATTTAGGTGGTTTGTTCCATACTTGCCACCCTGTATTCCCATTATAGTTGAACACTTGGTTGTTTAAACTACCGTCATTTATGTTAAAAGTATCTATCATATTATAACGCCCAACTTGGTCTTTCTGGTGTTACATTTATTAAATTATACCCGTAAGCACCTTCAAGTGTTAAAGTATTCCCATCCAAATCACAATATCTAATAACTTGTCCGTTATTGATTTCCTGATACACTTGACCTGTGTATCCGTATTCAAACTCCCACAATATATACTCGTTCATATCTTAATATTTTCCACCTATAACTGTTATCGCAAAACCTGCGGCCACACCCGTAGCAATAGTCACAAACAATCTGTAACCTGCGGGTAATGCAAAATTTAATGGAATTTCATAAGTAGGTAAAGCCGATGTCTCAGAAACTGTTGTTGCCGGTAATGATATCTCATCCCAAAGAATATTATTCGCGGTTGTTCCTGTAACATCACCATTATTAATAAATATTCTAGCCAATGATGCGACGTTAGTCCCTAATGGTCTTAATCTTAATCTTTGAACATACCCCCCATTCGCTGACGCAGTAAACGCCAAATAAGCAGTTCCTGATGTTAAGTCTTTAGTTGTGTTCGCAGTTAAAGCCCCTCCAATCCATTGAGTATCAGCGGATGCCGTATAAATTGGTTGTGTATTTAATGATGTATTTGCCATATATTACTTTATTTTTATTTTTATTTTTATGTTAAAAAAGTTCCTGTCATTATTGCGTTTGCCAACCCATAGTTGAATGGGAATGATGTTGTATCGACTAATTCGACAGTTCCCGTTACTGGGTCTCTTGATAATACTTGAGTTAACGTATTATCAGTAGTTGGTGTTGTTGTTATAACCATAGTCCCACCTGATATTGTTGTTGCCGATATGGTATTTGCAGTAACACCCTGTAATGATGTATCACCCGTAACAGTTAAAACACCATTAACAGTCCACCCTGTTACAGAATTTATTGTTGCCGTTAAATCAGATTGTCCTGTTTGCTTAACCGTAAATACGTTATTACTATACGTGAACGCAGTTACATAATAATTGGGGTCAACAGGTAAGTTTTGATAAGTTGTTGCTGATATTGTGTTAGCGGTGAAACCACCAATCACTCTAGAATCTGAGTTTGAGATAAACCCATTCTTTATATTAAATTCGTTTGACATAATTTTTACCTTTCCCTATCCAGGTTTATTTATGTATAAATACCATCAATTATTAATTTATTCAGGTATTGTCCCACTCCATTCAGAAGTATTTAAAATAACGATTATTTCATCATAAGTATATGGACCTTCTTTGGTTGTTAGTTGATTAACTGATGATGGTATTCCATCCGAATCCCATTTAACCAATGTTTTAGTTCCATCAACTGATTTTCTAACAGTATCAATTGATGTTTGATAAACTTGTGTAAAATCAATCAAGCCCAATTCAGATACGTTAAATATCATAAATTTTCTGTTTTCGTAATCTTGTAATATTGTTTCCATAATTATAAATATCTACCTTTTGTTGCATTATAGTTTTGATTAATTTCATCTTGTGTTAATTCTTTATTATAAACCTTAACAATTGATATTTTACCTTTAAATGGATAATCAGTTGGTAAATTAGACCTCCAACCACCAATAACTAGAGGAAGAAAAGTTGTTGTAATCGTTTGACCTGTATTAGTAATACTACGAACTAAAGTGCCGTTAATATACGATTTCATTGTTGTATTAACACCATCATATGAATTTACAAAATGAAAACAATACCAAGTATTATCCATTAAAGTTCCTGATGGTGAAGAAAAAGCACTTCTTTGAACACCACCTATTGAATTAGAAAAGTGTAAAGTATTACCACTATTCATAGCAAAATAAGGTAGATACATACCAGCCATCATATTATATGCGTTGACACTCTCAGTTCTATTAGCCCATATCTCAAAACTACTATTTACAGTTATTGTTTGAAAATTTGTTCTAACCATATCGTCAATACCATCAAATGTCATACAACCATTTTTTTCACTACTAAAACCCGTACCATTAATTAACGTACCATTATAATTATTACCACTTAAATCATACCATGTGGTAGAACCACTAACATAAGAATCAGAGTTTCCCGCATCTAAATACAACACAAGGTTATTAATATCTATTTTTGGACCTGAAAATGAACTCATACAATTCTAACTATTTTTTTTATATTTAATTAAATCTATTTTTTAATGTATTATAATTTTGTAAAATTTCATCAGACGTTAGTAATTTATCATACATTTTAACTGACGAAATATTACCTTTAAACGGATATGCCGCTGGAGCGTAATTCGCCAATCTAAAAAAAGTCCCAGCAGTGGGTTGATACACACTATCAGTTGCCGAACCAACACTTATAGTATTGTTTAATTCACCATTAACATACATTTTAGCATCAACCACTTGTGTTGTCGTATTTTGAGATAACGTACAAACAACATTATACCAAACATTATTACTAAACGTATTATTAGAATATAAATAACGTTGCGTATTAGTTGAAGATATTCTAGTTAAAAATGAAAATAAAAAATATTGAGAGTTAACACCCGCACCCGAACCTCTAAACGCAATATAAGGAACCGGATTTGAAACCACCATATTAAATGCGTTCATATCTTGAGTTCGTTTAAACCAAACATCAAATGTCATACCACTAGTCATTTTACCGTTCATCGTAACATCAGATAACATTAAGTCATCAACACCATCAAATGTAAAAACACCACCATTATTATTTTCAAATGCAACCCCATTAACTAAAGACAGTTCTAATAATTGACGACGTGATAAATCATCACAAATAGTTCCTGTTCCAGGGTATGATGAGGTATTAGCACCGTCAACATAATAAATTAAATTATCAGTAATAATCCTTGGTTTATAATGTGTACTCATATACTTCTAACTATAGTTTTTAATATCCAACCCGTAGTAGTTGCGGAACAACTTAACACTGAATTACCACCGGAAACCGCAACTGAAAATGATATCCCCGATGTATTACCAATATCATTAGTTGATACATCAGTGTATTCAGCCGTAGTACCACTCCATATAGACATAACAGTTCCCGCTCTAGCTCCCGCACCTCCACTACTAATCACAGTATAATCAAAGAAACCACCTGTATAGGCACTTGTCGGTATTGAATAGACAGTATTAGTTCCAGCAGTTAATGATACCCTAACGGTCGTGTTTAACGAAGGTGCTAAATACGTTCCCATTAATATGGTATTATCAGAATATACTTGCCAAATTGGTAAACCTGAGATATTATTAACACTTTGTAATAAACCTGTTAATGAATCAGTAACACTAAACAATTCTCCTTGTGAACCAATAACTTTAAATATTGGTGATGAGGTACTATTACCTGAACCTGTAACAGTTAAAACATTTTGACCTGAACCTGATATTGATGCGGTTGTTGCTGATATTGTTGTCGCTGATAAAACACCATCTATGAGTGTATCACCACTTACATGTAGTCGTGCAATAGGATTTTCATTATTTATTCCGATAAACCCTTTAGTAGTTCCAGAACCTTGCACGTGTAAATGTGATATACCTTGAGTCGCAAGTAAACCCGCATATAATCTAATATAATCATTATTAATACCTGTAAAAGGTGCATTAACAATACTTAAACCCTTAGCACTTGCATTAACATAAATAAATGCATCACCTTGTCCACCAACAGTAGGATTATCAGTTTCACCAGATGTTCTAATACCAATATTTATTGAATTAGTCCCATCAGTTGCAATAAATCTAGTTAATTTTGTAAGGTCTGTAGTACTAATAACAGCTGCTGGTCCACTTGTACCAGTTAAGTTAAAATAAGCTAAACTAGCACCATCTACAACCTCAAACTTTCTAGTTGGGTTACTTTGACCAATACCAACATTCCCACCATTATAGTATATACTACTACCATTCTGAGTCCATAAGTCAGGTGGTAAATTTTGATATGTCGTTGCAGATATTGTTGTCGCCTGCACATATGTAAGACCTGAAATTGTTTTAGTATTCACCCAAACAGGTGAACCGTTATAGGTACTACGAACCAAGACATCATTCTCAGACACACTTGTGATTCTAACGTCGTGCAATTCATCTAGTTCATAACCATTCTGAACATTAACATATATAGAACCCGTAGTTGCGTTTGACACAACCACTTTACCAATACGAACATCGTGGTCAGGGGCTTGCGGTTTATTTGAGGAATACGTCCCACCTGTGAACAAATATAATGATGTTCCTGCCGTATAATCAATTGTGTTGACACCTTCAAGAATTCCTGATGTGATAACATAACCATTATCACCATTATTTATGTCAGCTGCAACTAAACCAATAACTGACGCTGATGACGTATCAGCACTATAATCCGCCTTAGTCACTGTAGGTCTTTGACCTTGAGCACCGTTGATATACACAACAGTCCCTTTAGTTAAAATAGAACCTGTTTGATTGTTAACTCTAATAACCATTTCGTGTCCTACTTGGACTTGAACTTCAGGGTTTTCAGTATCAATTTCTAATGATTTAATATCATCATTCCAAGAAACTCGACCTTCCTCGTGTGTTGTTACGGCAGTTAAGTTAAAATCTATTTGATTAACACTTGTTAATATTTCGTCTCTTGTAATCTGTTTGGAACTACCCGTTGGGTCATCCGTTATATCACTAACGTCAACAACGTAAAATAAATCACTACCTGTGATAGCGGTTAATACGGGTAATTGGGGGACTTTTTGATTAGCCATCTAAAAATAATCTGAACTTTAATTTATTTTTATTAATAAATATAAGTCCAGACTATTTTATTCTGTATAATTAATTAGATTGTTTTTTCTCCAACTCTTCGATGTGGTGTTGAAGATACCACATTGCTTTTTTAAGGTCTTGTAATTCTTTGTCAGACTCTTTCTTACCAGCTCTTGAGATATACTTCACAGTATTACCTAAACTAAAACCCAATTCCCAAGCATCAATCACTTTGATTGCTTCGTAAGGGTTACCTTCTCCCCCGTAATGTGTTGGGTGATTTACGTGTTCTTTACTCATTTGGTTTAATATAAAAATAATCTTTAGATGTTTCACTTTCAAACATATAACCATCTTCCATAAGTTTGGTTACTAATTTTCTTGTTTCAGTAATATCTTTCTTCAAGATGTGTTCTGAAATGTAGGTAATGTGAATTGGTCTTCTAAGTTTCGACTGTAATAATTTAATTGTTTTGTCCATAGTTATTTAGTTTTAATTTGATTTCTTTATCAGTCAACTCCTCTAAATACATCCTATATACATCGTAACTCAAATCATCATTGAAGAAGTATGCGTCAGCGTTATATAGTTCGTCTAAATCCCCTCGGTTTAAATATTCTTTTGTTGTGTCGATATTAATATATCTTTTATGAAAGCTCATTAGTCAATCATTATTAGTTTCTTCTCTTTTTTAGTTTGGCTAATATACGCTAAAATTTTTCTTTTCACAATTGGAATAACAGTTTCTTTTAGTGGAAATATATTATCACAAACAACTTCAAAGACCGGACTTTCCGATTCTTTATTCTTATCATATGTTTTTGAATGTGTCGAGATTATCTCATTCACATCAAAATTATCATCAAATGTTTTATAAATTAATTTTAATTCAGTTCTACCTTCAGGTTGTGATTTATATCCACGTTTTTTGTCATATCTCCATACGTAGTTTTTCTCATTGTATTTAATATAGAAAAAACCAATCTTCTTTTCAATATTCTCAACGTTTTTAACAACTTTAAGTGTTACAGAATCATATACTATTGTCCATAATGATTTTGCAAAGTTGAAGTAGTCGTGAATTTGTGGTTGGAAATGTTTTAAAATCTTTTTATACTCATCAACTTCTTCATCAGTTAATACCGGTATCTCTTTCAATTTTAAATCCGATAACAATAATTCATCGTCAGGTGTAGTGAATTTCTTTTCGGTATATAATATTTTGTCTTGGGTTAACAATGTTTGCATATTACCCAAATGTAATGACAACTCAATAAACATTGGATATATTTTCATTTCATCAAAATCCTTATTTAACTTTTGAAAATAATCTAACAGGATATATTGTTTTTGCTCCGCATCAATGATTCCTTGAAACAACCAATCGGTGTCCATTATGAAATCATTTTTCCTACTCTTAGTCATATTTTTTTTATTTAATTATAACGATTGATTGTTATTTAATCAATTAATTAATTCTCATCACAACGTAATAATCACCGCCAATTTTAATTTCGTCATAACTCCCATCATAACCATTTAAATCACCATAATCACTATCACGAGATAAATCTTCCACAACACCATCCATATCAATATAATCACGAATACTTCTACTGTCATAACCCATTTGATTTTTTAAGAAATCATATGGGTCTTGTCTAATATCATATAATTTATCTTGAACTTCAGATTCAATCATTTCATCAGTAACTTCACCCCTCATTTCATCAATCTCCTCTTGAGCATCTTCTTTTTTCTTTTCAGCCTCATCAATTAATTCTTGAATCCTATCATATTCTTGAGAATATTCATCAGGGTCTTCAATCTCATCTTCAAGTGATGATTGTTTTTCTTCCATTTCCTCAATATATGATTCCAATTCTTCAATATATGATTCCATATCTCTTTTTCTACTTTCTTGTTCCGGACTTAATTCCAAATCATCAAGATTAAAATACACATCTAAATTATCTCGAATATCACCTTCATAATATTCTTCAAACTCTTCAGCAACCCTATCACCATCAATGTTATTTTCAATTATGTATTGTTGAATACCATCAACCCCAATGTCATCCAATAAATTCTCCCAATATTCTTTTAACGCCTTATCAGCTTCATCGTTTGTTCCTACAGCATATTCTTTTAAATTACCTAAATTACCTTGGTCTCTAAAATTAAACACAGTCATTTCACCATAATGACTATAACCTGTTGGTAACGCATCGTATACGTCATAATAAAGACCTGTCATCTCATCAATTCTAGCTTCAATTTCATCAATTTCACTAGTTAATTCAACAATCCTATCATCATCATCAGTCTCATTATATTGGTCGTTAAGTAATTCTAATCTACGTTTCAACCCATCAAATTCCTCTCTGGACTCCTCATCCCATATATCAATACGCTCATTATTATCAATGTATTCTAGTAACGCGTGTGCTTTTGCTGACTCATCATCATTTTCAACATCATCCCACTCACCACTTTCACGTCTTTCATTAGCTTCATCTAATTTACTTTGAAATTCTTTTCTCAACCTTGCGGTTTCAATAGGTGTTCCCCAATCTCTAATTGAACCACTAACTCTAACTCCTTCAACCGTACTAACTTTAGTACTTGAAATATCTAAAACTCCGTCAACAAAATCTAATTCACCTAATGACTGTAGATTGGATAATCTACTAACATCCAAACGACCCTCAACACCGTGTAATTTACCCAATGTTTTAACTTTATCATTACTTGGAAAGTTAAGGTCACCAGCAATCACAACCTTTTTATCTTTATATTTTTTTTGATTTAAAATCGCATCAACACTATTGGTGTATTTAAATAATTTTAAAAACTCAGTAGGTAATATCTTAACAATTTCACTTTCGGATTCATTCTCAGTTTCTTCTATGATTAATCTGACTAGTTTTCTAAGGTCCGACTCTATTAGTTTAAAATTTTTCATATCAATAAATATCAATTAATTATATTAATAATTATCTATTATTTACAATTAAGTTGTTTGTAAGATATTTATTGATGAATAAACTTTAAAACAAAAATACAATGGGATGCGGATGCAAAAATAAAGGAAATCAAGCACCACAACAAGGAGGAGCTCAACCACAACCGGAACAAGGAGGTGCTCAACCTCAAAACCAAACGATTCAAGAGTCAATTAAGAAAGTAGTTGAGAAATACTACACGAAAAGGTAAGGTGTTAAGATATTCGATTAAAATGGGGGTCAGTGACTCCCATTTTTTGTTTAACTATTTAGAGTGTTAATTTAATTGAATATTAATTAAGAAAAATATTTAATATGAAATACATTAACCCTAAAAGAAATAGAGGTATAGTTAACAAATTTGCGGACCATATCCTAAATGAAATTAATAAGTTAGGTGATTATGACTCTGTAATTGAAACCTCAGATTGTGGTAAATTTGTTATAATTAACGGATTCACGTCATATGAGAAACCATTAGACCTTACACACATTAAAGAATCGTTTTTAAAAGAAAATAAAGACGTTTTAGAGGTGTTGGGATATAAAGACCTTAACCTTGTTGATTTAGTCGAATACGACGTTAGTCCTAAAAAACAAGAAGACTATTGGTTCACATTCTATAACACATCAAGACCAATATACTCCGACTTCATAATTCAAAACGCAAGTTTAGATAATTCCCTTTCAATCACAAATGATTTAGTATATGAAATTGATTTTTTAAGTACCGATATTGACGTATTACCTAATTTCATTTACCCCCCAATAACAATCACATCTGAATTCCCTCACGGTTACAGTCTAAATATGGGTCGAATACATTATTATTATTCTGAATATATCGCCCATAACATTATGACAAGTATTAGTTCAAAAAAATTAACATTTAAAATCTCAACAAGGATTGATGAAGATGAAGATTTTATGATTGAGATTAAAACGGATTCAATGTATAATGATGAAGTAATTAAATCAATGGTGCTAGATGTATTTAATTTTGATTTAGAATCATTCAAACATACATTATCAACATATGAGTTCACCAAAGATATTGACGAACCCTTCGGTCCTAAACCTTGGTTATTTAAAGACCAAACAAATAACTGTATTATCTTTTAAAACAAAACCCCCATTTAATTGGGGGTTTTTTATAGAATCATTTTGTTTTTAATTATTTCAATACCTTCATCTAAGTCGTTGAAATCCCTATCAGGTGCGTACAATGATGTAATTGGTTGTTTTTCATCATCACCCTCTATTATCATAAACGCAGGAACATAATCGTTTTCCGTAATTTCCACAAACAAGTCATACTCATCTTTATGCTCGTCAATGTCACGTTCATAATAAATGATGTTAGATTCAATTAACTTCTCTTTCATCATTTGACAGAAAGGACAACCGTCCATCGTATATAAAATTAATAACTTATCCATTAATTAATATTGACTCTAATGATTTTAATTGTGATTCATCCATAAGACCAACTTTAGTAGTAACCTCACCACCATTTGAAAATGATTTGATTGTTGGAATACTTCTAATACCTAATGACGCTGCGAATATTTTATCAGATTCGACGTTGAATGTGTAATACGACACCTCTGACTTGTTTTCGATAGCTGTCTGACTAACTTGTTCGAAGATTGGTTTTTGCATTCTACACGGTCCACACCACTCAGCCCAAAAGTCAACTACTAATTTTTCACCTTTGTTAATTTTTTCTTGTAATTCAGAACTACTAATTTCCATTTTTGTTTTGTTTTATTATTTGGTTTATTGTAAAGTCAACGATATGTTTTTTACTAATTTCATACATAAAGTAAACTTTATACTCATTTATTGTTTTAGTCGACGCACCGATTTGGTTCGCCCTTATTTCATCTAAGTAAATATAAATACCTGTTTCGTGAAAAGAATGTAATGACGATTCCATTTTATCCACACCACCTGTTATTGAGTGTCTACACCAAAGTAATTCACTACGACTAACTAATTTTTTAAATAATTCCTCAGACATTATCACCTGACAATTGGAGGGATAAATTTCATATTTCGCTTCAAAATATTTTATACAATGTTCTGGTATCATAATGGTAAATCATCATCCTCCGTAACATAATTCGGAGTGTTATTAGTTAATAAATAATCAATTTCATCTTGGGTTACCTCATCATCAATCACAGGGAAATATGACAGACCAGTAATAGAGTCAACTTCTTCATCATCCCAACATACAGTCCAATAACTGTAACCATCATTGTGAATCAGTCTATTATCAACCTTTGCGTGTCTAGGTAAACCTCGTGTATAAATTACGTCCATTTCAGGTAAAGTAAATAACCCATTCTTATTAATAAACTCAATTCTGTCATCAAGTTCACGAGTCGCTAAACTCCAACTATCGTCAGGTGTTGAATTTCTCTTTGCCTTAGTTTGTTTTCTTAATAATCTAACATCCTCATCAGGTATTAAATTCACCTCAATAGTTAATCTTTCATAACTGTCTTTACTATCTCTACGTAATGACACAATCAATGAATGAGCATAATGGATATAAGTTCTAACACAGTTTGTTTGAACAGTTGATTCTCTATTATAATCATCACTACTGTTTAAAACAACAGGGTAGTATTTAATACCATCCATTTCAAACGGTTTTTCAATGTGATTAAGGAACTCTTTATTATATCTTCTTTGTGTTACACCTTTAGTGTATGAATCTAAATTACGTGACCATTCGTCGTGCTCATCAACAAACTCATCATATGTTTTAGATTTCCACTTCACAGTTTCGTATTTAGACAATTTATTTTTAATATTTAAATGGTCAGAAATTGAATACAAATCACTACTATTAGTATTAATCAACTCCATAATAATATTATACATATTAATTTTTTCTTGCCTAGTCATCAAGACACTCCCATTTAATGATGAATAACTAATATTTGAATTAAAGAGTTTAATTAGGTCCTCATCAGGTCTTGATAAAATAAAATCATCCTTAAAGTAACTAGCCATTTCATAATATAAACCCAAATTAAATCCTGATACCTTATGTAATACTCGTCTAAGTTTATCCCCCTTCAAAATGTTAATACCCATAATGGTATCAATATATTTAAACCCATTTCTCTTACCATCTAATTTAGTTGGTGTTCTACCATAGAAACCATTACCACCGATAGCATCAGCGAATACATCAAAATTGTTCGGTAATTTAAACCCTTGTTTTTTAACAACGTATTCAAGTAAATCAACGTAATTAACCATATCTTCGTAAATACCTTTAAAAAAAACATTAAAGACTTTATCAACATCATCACGATTAGATAAAGTATCAACTAAGTGGTGTCGGAAATGATTCAATATCAAGTACGGACTAAGACATCTAAGTGTTTTACTAAAATTTCTTTTCTTGTGATAATTGTTAATAAGAAAGAAATAAAACTGATTACGTTTAATATTATATGTTAATGAAACATACGAGGTTGATTTTCTGAAATACGGTTTCCCTATTTCTCTATGTAAATTGTAACGATAAATTTTAATCGTCACCTTTTCATTACTCTTTAATACCTCAACACTTTTTCTATTTATTGAAGGTGAACATAATTGGTCGTTTTTATATTTGTCAAACAAGTCAGAACCACTTATTTCCTCAGATTTATCAAATTCGTAATGTGTATGTCTTTTACTATCTGAATATAACGTTTTAGCATCAAAAGACCCTTTCCCGAAAATATCTTCAATTTCTAATGGGCAATAATTCTTGTATATATTTACAGAACTTTTAACTGATTTAATGTCTAACAATACTTCCATACCACAAATATAATAAATAATTCAATACCTGATAATAAAAAAAGGGGATTTTACTCCCCATTGTCTTAGAACATTTCCTCAGCCAACTCCCAAAGTTTTGTGTTGATTCGGTTGGTGTTCAAGATGTCGTTCAACGTTCTAAGTTGTGTTTTACGACCACCGTTAGATTTGTATTGGATACCTCCTCTAACCCACTTCTCTTGAACCACGTTGAATACTTGCCAAAGTGAATCCCCGTTGTCAGCATCTCTCAATGGATTCAAGATTTCCTCGTAGTCCAATGTCACAGGAATTGAACCTGTTTTCCAACGAAGCTCAGCGGATTTTCTAACGAAGTCCAACTTCTCGTCAGTTGATAACTCTCTCTCCATCATTCGGTTCACTGACCCTTCGATTAATGGTAATCTTTTTGAGAAGTCCTCAGTCAAACGTTTAACGTCGTCTAACTCGAAACCTGTGTGTCTTACTTTGAATGACTCAGACAATGAAGTTGGGACAGTCAATCCGTTAGCACATACCAATCTGTGTAGTCCTGCGGAGATATTTAATGTTGCCATACCATTGTGTGAGTTCTTAACGATAGCCTCAACCAATGTGTCACCAACTTTTGGTAACTCACCATTACGGAATTTGATTTCGTGTAATCCGTGAACACCTTTACCTGTTTGTTTAACACTTGCAATCTCCCATCCCTCTCTTTGGAAGTTCTCTACGATGTCCACGGTTGGAACGAATGTGTATCTGTTAGATACTTTTGGTGATGCACTTGTAGCGAATACTGATGGTGCTACTTCTTTTACTTGGTCTAATGTCATAACTGTGTTTCTCATATCTCTATCGTTTTGGTTTATCAAAGATATGTATAAAATCTAATTGTACAAGCACCCAACAAAAAATAATTGTTTTTTTTTTCAGATAATAAAAAACCCCCAGGTCTTGGGGGTTTTAATTAGTTAAGACAGATGTCTCCAAATTTAGTATGTTCGAATACTTTTGTGATTGAACTCTTAAAGTCTTTCTCAAATTCAGACTCCTCCGATTTAAGGTCGACAACAATATCAATTAGTTGTTGTCTAGTCACAGATACTTCATCACCTTTCTCAAGATTTTTATAACATTGTTCTTCAACACGTTTAAAAAAATCTTCAACCAAAACATCACCAATCAAAGAGAGTAAGTCATTTGGGTTCTTATCGAAGAAACCTCTAAATTGTGTGATGTATAAATCAACTTCTAAATTTTTCATATTTATGTTTTTTTATTAAGCAAGTGCATAAACTCCGTCAGCAGTTTCAAAAAAGTTCTCTGACATATCACCTAAATCAACATTACTACCTGTTAACACTAAGAAAGTTAGATTTTCTAAATTAAGAATAGATTTTGGTAATGTTCTCAATTCTTTATTATCAGTCAATGACAATATATCTAAGTTTCTAAGATTACCGATTGACTCAGGAATTTCTTTTACAACATTATGTAATAATATCGTATCTAATTCAGTGAATTCACCAATAGCATCACTTAAATCTAAATAAACAGGTGTGTTTGAAGTATTACTTACGTGTAACTGTTTAATAGTTTTTGGTAATGATTTAATCAAATCATCAAATCCATATAATGCGATGAATACACCCGCAGAACTTCCAGGATATGTAATTTCAACCTCATCAGTATTTGGAATAACGAATCCTTTTGCAAATTCAGGTTTAAGGATTTCTTTAAACTCAGCGAAGTCTCCATTGAATTTCTCAACAACATCAAATCTACCGTCCATTCTATCCATAAATTGGTTTTTAGGGAAGTTGATTTGGTATCTTTCAGTTGGAAGTCCTGTTCTTGCACCCACCTGTCCTTTATCATCGTTAGCCATAATCACATATAATGGACCTGCCGATGCGTAAGTCATAAAGTAGTTAGACCCCGGAGGTGAAGTACACCAATGTGACTCACCATTCATATAGTCATAGAATCCACCATACCACTGTGC